GGTGCAAGCAAGAGTGAATGGAAAGATTTTCTTGATTACTTCAAATCTCAAAATACATTAGAGGCACAAAGGGGAAGAGCTGCTGTATTTAGAGATCTTCAACTTCAGATGATGAAGGATGCGGCTCCTTATAAGCTTGCATTTGAACTCCCTAATACAATTATGAATGCTGTTACCAAGCCGGCTCTGATTCAACTTGCAGGTAGTTCCAGGATTGCCGATATTATTGGTGAAGGTAGTCGCCGGATGCAGTTCGCTGGTCTCAGTCCAGTATCCACACCCCAAATCAAGTCGGGTTATTTCGGGTAAAATAAAGAGATGACACAGCCAAATTCCGCTCTCTCTTATCTAAGCCCTTTACCTTCAAGTGGTTTTAGTGGTCAATTTGGTGCTAATTTCTTTTCACCTACCAGTCAAGCCTTTAAAAATGGTGCAGCAAAATCAGCAGGAGGAGCTATGTTTGAACCGTTAACCGGAGGTTTATTTGCTTTAAATGCTGGTTTATCCTTTATTGGTGGCGAACGTCAACGCCAGGCAATGGAGAATGCTAGCAATGCTCAAATTGAAGCATCCCTTGCGATGGCGTCACGGAACGAAGGGTTCCAGCGGGATCAGATGGCTGCAAATGCAGGCGTGCAGCTTGCAAACATGAATGCAGCGTATGGTTGGGGTGCTGGCCAACAGCTGGCACGAGAGAAGGATGCTGCTTTATTTAGGACTGGACCCTTAGCGGAACGGGAGATGAATCTCCGTAACCGTGAGAGGATCTTTAATCAAGATCTTGCAAACTCAATGTCCGCCCGTGAATTCGAGCAAAGACAAAATAAACTAGCCATGGAACGCAGCTTGGCCAATCGCATTGGTACAATGACAGCAATGTTCGGTAAGACCCAGCCGATCAATGTTGATTACATGTTTGGTTGATGAGCACACCAGAAGAACGAAAGGAAAACGATAGAAAATTAGATTTCATTGCCGCTGAAGCTGCGGGTGACAATAAAGAAGCAGAAGAGTATCTTCATTTACTTGCTGGGTGGGCGCGTATAACCGATGATGTCTACGATGAATTTGAAAACGTAGATCGTCTTCATATTATGGGAGCGATAGAGATTGCTTTCATCCGGCTACCTGCCAACAAATTTTTCCGTGAGCACTACGATATTTTGTTCTCCCAGCATTTAGCTCTCTGGAACGCATGGGAAGCCAGCAATGTTTTGTATAATGGAGATGAGTTAGATAGGATTTATGCTCACGTCCTAAGAGATTATTTGGTTGAAGTTTTGCCTATTGTTGCGAATTTAACACAGGGACACAGTAAAATGAAAGAAGTCAATATGATGATAAGGAAACTTTTCAAGAAACCATTGGAGGATTGACATGTACGGCGGCGGTAGTAGAACAACAATCAAATATAAAGAGCCAGAGCTGGATCCGGCGATCTCTAATTTTTATCGTGTACAAACAAATTTACTTAAAGATCAAGCAGCACAAGCCGAGCAAGAAAAACAAGATGCAGCGGCTGCCGCTTCGGCACTTAAAGCCACAGCTAGCCTTGGTGTAGGTGATCTCTACAATAATTTGTATAGCCAGATCCAGCAGGGTCAGATTACTGGAAATCAAGCAGCTGAACAATTCCGTGGATATTTAAATCAGTACAGTTTAGATCCACAAGAAGGCAAGGCAAATCAGTTGATGTCTGCCTATACAACTGAATACTTACCTAAAAAGTATGACAAAAGTGTTGATGTATACTATCAAGAGATCTTAGGCCGGGCGCCGACGCCGGAAGAAAAGAGCCAAGCCCTGGATCGCTTCGGCACAGTTTACGAAGATGTTGATGCTTTTAAAGATTCGTTGCTTAACAGCGCCGAATACCAAAAGAAATTCAACGAAAGCCAGATTGAAAATTATTGGGACGCTTTTTATGGTGATCAAATCACCGATGCTGAAGGTAATCGTACCGGCAAGCGTACGTTTAATTACAGCGATAAATTTATGCCAATTTCGGATGAGTTGGCTAAGACTGCCGGACTTGATCTGAATAAGTTTAATGAACCATTCACCGGGTCTGTTGGTGAAATCGAAGAATACACTCAGGGTATTCGTAGCGCAAGGGAATATGCTTACAATGCTGGTCTGACAAATCTTCAGGGAGATATTGATAAAGAACTGCAGAACATCAAGAACCAAGGCTCAAGAGATGTTGCGCGGATTCAAACCGAAGGGCAAATGGCTGGAGGTGCACTTGCTGCACTAATGGCGTTTTAATAGTGTTATAATTGTTTTAGTTCACAAAAAGAACCTTACTTCGTCATGGCTAACACCGACAATTATTTCAATGTCAAGCAGTTTGAGGCACTTCTTAAGCGCCTGGAAGCTTCAAAAGGTCGTCAGCAGCGTCAACGTTCTGTTGAAGGCCGTCGTGACATCTTCGCCCAAGGCCTCGCTGGTATGATGGGCAACTTCTGATAAACTAATTTCACAAGCTAATGGTTGTAGGCGCCAAAGACCCAAACGAAGGTCAAGTAGGAATGACGGCAACTCCCGGAGAACAAGCCAATATTGATGATTGGTTTGACCTAGATAAATATAGGCAAGCCGCTGGAGTTGCCTACGAATTTTCCAAGAAAAAAGCAGAAGATGTTGGAACACAAGAACGTGAAACAATCGGGAAAACGGCCCAAGAGCAACGCACTTCCGCCGAGCAAGCTCAAAGTTTCCGCGAGCGCGAGGAACGAAGAGATGCTGAACAGGCACAAAGGGCATATCGGTTCTGATGCCTTTGCCTTCTGGCTTGACAATTTAGATTCAGCAACCAAAGAATCATTCTGCGCTTTTGCTGAAGATAACTATTCAATTATTGAAATTTATATCTACGCCAGATTTTTAGGTTATAACGGCAGTATCACAGATTGTGAATCCTGGGTTAAGAGCAGTTACGAAAAACCAGACCATCTCAAAAAGCTCTTATACGAGATTGATGAGATGCAAGAAGACATCCGCAAATTACGCAGAGACATCGAGGATGATTTCGTAAAGCGTGATGCGGGTGTCTCACGTATTGCTCAAATGCAAAAAGAACTCCGTGGTGCCATTGCACAGGTAGCTACTTATACAAATAATAAAGATCGCAAAGGTCTTCTCATGGCTGGTGCTGACCGCGCAATGCGTGAGATTTTGTTTGTATTTAAAGATGATCCAATGGAAAGCCCGCTGGAAGAGGCGTCGCTTTCTGTTTGGGCGAGAATGCAAATGGAAGAATAAGTGGTTTAAAATAGGTTTAGGAAATATTGCATCTATGTCTGGAACTAAACCTAAGCCTGTTCGTATGCAGGGTCAACGTAACTCTGATGCACCGCAGCAATTGGAGCCAGAAGATCTGAAGGCGCTTTCAATTAAAACTGAAATTGCCGGTAAATATGCTCCGTTCATGCAGAGTTGATTTGACATGGCTAAAAATAAAATGCCTCCCCAGCTTCTTGAGTATTTCAAAAATAAGGGAGAGAAAAATAAAGACGGCAAGGATATGTCCGACAAGGAAAAGCGTAAAGCTGCCTTGGATAAAGCCCGTAAATACAAAGAGCAGAAGGGCTCCAAGAAAGAAAAGTGAGTATTTATTTGCTACATTAGTAGCAGTTGAAGGACTTAGATGCCAAGTTATCAGTACCTGGCTCACAGGAGGAATGCACGAGCAGCAGCAAGGAATAGGCAGATCAAGGTTCCTAAGAATCTATCCGATCTAAAGCGTGCTCAGGAAGATTTTGGTTTCTTTTGTGAATACGTTGCTGATAAACCACCAGCTAAGCATCATAAAGAATGGAATAGACGCTTCGTTACAGGGGAAAGTAGTAGCTGTTTACTCCGCATTGCTGGACCCAATGTAGATCTATTGGCCCCAAGAGGTTCTTCAAAGTCTACAATAGCAGGTTTGCTTGCAGCCTGGGCCATCGGTGTACACACTCACGCCGGTAAACCTTTGCAAATTCTTTATATTTCGTACACCGTTGATATTGCAAGGGCAAAATCGGCAACCATCAAAAAGATCATTGACAGCAAAAAATATCAGGAAGTTTTCCCTAAGGTACGCTTACTGAAAAACGCAACCAGTAATGAGTACTGGTCAATTGATCATCAGTTTGCTGGTATTGACACAACAGGTGAAGAACAGTTCACACTTTGTGCAGCTGGTTTGAAGGGTTCAGTTACCTCTAAGCGTTCCCATTTGTGTATACTCGACGACGTAATTAAGTCAGCGGGTGATATAGGTAACCCCGATATCCGAAAGCAAATGCAGGATAACTGGAATGCTGTGATTGCCCCCACGATGTTTGAGGGAGGAAGGGCGATCTGTCTTGGTACCAGATTCCGTCATGATGATATTCATGCTACCACATTCAATGAGCAAAATAACTGGCAGCAGATTGTTTTGTCAGCTGTTCAGAACGATCCGAAGACAGGGGAAGAGGTTTCTTACTGGCCTGAAATGTGGTCATTGGAATACCTAAAAGAAAAGAAAAGGCAGGCTCCTATTGCTTTTTCGTTTCAGTACATGAATCAAATTGTGAGGCAAAGCGAACTATCGCTTCCTCCTGAATTGATTGTTAAAGCAGAGATTGCAACGGAGTTTGATACGTTGGGTATTGGTGTCGACCTTTCGGCTGGTGTAAGGGAAAAGAATGATTACACCGTCATGGTAATGGGAGGTCGTATTGAGGACCGAATCCATATTATTGATTATCGCAGGATCAGGGCTATGGGTAACCTTGAAAAGTTGGATGCCCTTAAAGAATTACTTAATGACTGGTCAGTTCTTGGTAAGGACGAAAACGGTTTGTATTATCCAACCTTCTCAACGTGTGATATTTGGTCAGAAGCAGTGCAGTACCAGGCATCTCTTGAGGCTGACTTCAAGCGAATTTGCCTGAATCAAGATGGGCTGTACAACTTAAACTGGCATGCTGTTAAAGGATTCCGCGCAGATAAGCTGGCCCGTTTCAGGGGAATCGTTGGTTTGTTTGAAGATCGCAAGATCATTTTCAACCGGTTTAGAAATTTTACAAACATGTTTGAAGAGCTTACTTGTTTTGGCTCGTCTGCTCACGATGATACGGTTGACGCGTTAGTATGGTTGGTAAACGGACTTATGAAACGCGGCAAACTTCAGGTGGATTATTAATGGAACGACTAAACCCCGAAACAAACAAGCCCTGGAAGTATGGAGACGTAGGTCCGGATGGACGCGTTTTTTTAGCTTATAGGCGTAAATCTCGAATCAAAAAAGACGGTACATATCAAATGAATTGGCTAAAGCCGGAAGCCTGGGAAAAAAGAAAAACAAGTTGCAGTGAAGCAGCTAAACGAACACAAAAACGCAATGCAAAAATTATTAAAGATGAAAAGTTAAGGCGTGGATGTGAAAAATGTGGGTATAAAGAACATCACGCTGCTCTTGATTTTGACCATATAGACCCAAAAACCAAAATCAGGGATATTGCCAAAATGCATACAACAAGCATAAAAAAGCTGCAAGAAGAAATAAAAAAATGTCAGGTTTTATGTGCAAATTGTCACCGAATAAAAACTTATCAGCAACGCTCACCTTGACGCCCTCGTTTGGCTCGTAAATGGATTGATGCGAAAAGGAAAATTACACCTAGACTATTGATCGTATTGTCGTCTTATAATATAAATATAAGAGTACAGCGCCACCTACTGACATCATTATGGAACACATACTCGTTGTGGTGATCGCTGCTGTCACAGGAGGTGGATGGTTGACGTCTCGTTTTTTTAACCGGCTTCACGAGCTTGAAGGTAAGCCGGATCGTATGCCAGTAGAGTATGTTTTGAAGATTGACTACATCCGTGAAATGGAAAAAATGAACGGTGCATTTGACAGTATTAATGTAAAGCTTGATAAACTAATGGAGAGTATCCTCCAACGAAGAAAAGATGACTGATTACGTCGTTGAGCTTGAAGAGGGAGATCAGGGTTCTCTCTTGTTACCTCTTCCTGATGATCTGATCGATACTTTGGGATGGGAAGAAGGTGATGTTCTTGAATGGAACATACGAGGTGAGGGTATTGTTCTTCAAAAATTAAATGAAGAGCATGATTTAACGATTGACTAATAGTAAAATTAGAAAAAAGAGCTTACCAATGAACCAAATTCCTAACATCCCTGGAGCACCTGGGAACCTTGCTGGGATGCAAATGTCGACCCTTGGAAGGGTTTATCCCGGTATGTTGCCTATGACCACCATGGCAGCACTTCCGATGACGCAGGGAATGACCTACGGCGCCTCTCAGATCCCTCCACAGCTCGGCCAAGGGGCTCAGATGGGTATGATGCCCCAAAGCCCCCTTGATGCTGCCGCAGCCGTTGGTAATAAGGAGCGTCGAGTTAGCGGTAATATGGTAGATTATGCTGTTGCGAATCAAGGGCAAGAAATGAATTATTATAATGTGGCCGATATGAATGCTCCTCGTCCAATGATGTGATAGGAGTGAAACAATGATTCGTTATAGCGGAATGGAAAATGCACCTGGTGCGCCAGGAAATAATTTCTACGCTGGTGTTGATCTGCCCTTCGGGGGTGGTGGACGCTACAAAACAATTCAAGAACAAAATAAACCCGGTCGCCGGGATTATGAGCCCGTTCGAAAGTTTCCTCAAGGTGAGCCCGGTAGAGAGGGTGCAATTGACATTCAGTTCCGTCGTGCAATGTTCCCTGGTGCGGGAAGTATGCCTGCCATTGGAAACATGGGTGGAATGCAAATGGCTCAGGGCATGCCGATTGTCCCCACGATGGGTGTACCGCAAAATCCTTTCGGTGTTTACGATCACCCTGGATTACGTGGAATGCCTAGTCGGAGTATTTATGACGGAGGCAATGACTTGCCTCAGATGTTCCCGATGCAACCTGGAGGTTATGGTGTCCCCCAGGGTATGCCTGGCTCCGAGTTTGATCGGAAAATTCCTCCTGCAAATGTTGTAAAGGACGTACCACCGGGTTTCACTAATAAGTTTGTTTCCTGATGCCACAAGATATAGTATACTAAATATTTCCTGGTATACTAATGAAAAAGTTAAATCCTGCCACTGGTAAGCCTTATAAACACGGAGATAAACGCGAAGATGGCATGATTTTTAATTCTTATTCTTCAAGTTTAGACTCAAAAGGGTTTAATTATCTTCAATGGCTCAGCCCTGATGCTTTTAAAAAAGCTAAAACTAGGTCAAGAGGATCATACAAAGACACGTATTTACGAGGAAAAAAATATGTAGATGAATACAAAATAAAAAAAGGTTGCGCTTGTTGTGGATATAACAAACATGCGTCAGCTTTAGATTTCGACCATTTAGATCCCTCAACAAAAAGCATGGCCGTTTCTCAAATGCTAGCGTTAAGTTTTAAACGTTTAAAAAATGAAATCAATAAATGTCAAGTTCTTTGCGCTAATTGTCATAGAATAAAAACAGCAGATCCCAAACACTTTAAAAAACTTTGCAATGAGTGATAGTTCAAAATACACAAAACCTGAGCTGCGTGAACGGATTAAAGACCGTATCATGGCAGGAAGTCGTGGCGGGAAGAAAGGCGAATGGAGTGCTAGGAAAGCCCAGCTTCTTGCCTCTGAGTATAAAGAAGCAGGCGGTGGATACAAAGGTGGAAAAGGAAAGAAGCAGAAGTCTCTTGAGAAATGGGGAAAGGAAAAATGGATGACCAAAGATGAGTATGAGAAACGAAAGAAAGCTAAG